GACCAGAATTTCCAGAACTCTTATCTCATATCTGGTTTGGCTTTCTCCACTTGAATGCTGCGAGAAGTGTAGGATTTAGTGGACCTAACCCACTGTCATACTCAGAGATAAAGGCGTGGGTAGATTTGACTAATCAAGACCTTTCAGCAAAAGATGTAGAAGTTATAAAAATGTTGGACGGTGTTTATATGAAGGTGGCTAACAGTGGCAGGTGACGATCTTTACACAATTCAAATAAGATACCGTTCAGAAGGTTATGATCGGGTCAGTCAACAGTATACCCGGTTACAACAAAATATTCAAGGGACAACCCAAGCCCAAACAAGGAATAACAGGGCCTCGCAACAAGCCTCTAGGGCTAACAGGACTGTCCAACAGTCTGCGGGGAGGTTAGCTACTACACAAGGACAAGTAAGGCAACAGTTCCTTAACACCGCTAATTCTATCGCCATTCTCGATGGTCCTCTCGGGGGTGTTGCATCCCGTTTCAGTGCCCTGGGTGTGCTAGTTGGTAGATCGGGAGTAGCTCTTGCAGGGTTTGGTGCTGCTGCATCTACACTTACTTTTACCCTACAAGCAGGTATCAGAACCTTTATAGATTATCAAACTTCTATCCTTACAACTAACCAACTTTTAGAGACTACTGGTAACAGGGTTTCTATGACTGCCAATGAAATTGACGGTCTTTCAAGGTCTATAGCTAATGAGACACTGGCCTCTACGGATGCCATAAGGGGTGCTTCAAACCAACTCCTCACTTTCAGGCAGGTTTCAGGTGATGTTTTTGAAGATGTTCTTAACCTTGCCCAAGATATGGCTCAACTTGGTTTTGGCACTGTTGAATCAGAAGCAGTAAAACTTGCAAAGGCTATTGAAGACCCTAATCAATCTCTAACATCCCTTTCACGGTCTGGTATTACTTTTACGAGACAACAAAGATCAGTTATCCAAACTCTAATGGAAACCGGCAGGGAAGCAGAAGCTACTGCAAGGATTCTTGAAAATGTCGAAAGGCAAGTCGGCGGGGCAGGACGGGCTGCTGCACAAGGTTTTGCAGGTGATCTAGATAGTATCAGTCAAGCACTTTCTGAAATCAGGGAAGACTTTGCGAGGACATTCGTTGAAGACTTTGATCTTACGTCTGCTATAGGCCCGCCAGGAACAAGTGCTATTGCTAACCTTTTTGGTGTTGAAGAGGCAACTGCTGGTGATCTTATTGCAGCACTAGGTAATCTTTCCTCTGCAAGAAATGAAGACAGAGCAGCCGCAGAAGAACAAAACACCACCCAACAAAGGTTAATTAGGTCTTCTGAACAACTTAGTTCTATTATTGGTAATATTGACGATAATCTGCGGTCATTCCAACCTACAACCAGAGAAGCTGCCGAAGCATTTAATAACCTTACGGCACTACAACAAGAGCTTGTAAGACAGGGGGAGGTAACACTACAACAGTTTACTGGCCTTGACCTGGCTTTTAATGATGTGTCTGATAGTATCAGGGGTGGTTCAAGGGCTTTATCTGAATACAGGTCTGCACTAAGGGCTGTAAATGCAGAGAGCGCTAGACAAGAGCTTGTGAGAACTCAAGATATAAGAGACGGTATATCTGAGATACAAGAAGAGATACGTGAAAGAGAAAGAAACCTTGGGCTACTAAGACAAGAAGCCGATGCTAGGGATAGACTAAGAGATTTAGGTCTTTATGGCCCTCAGCTAGGTCCAATGAGGGAGTTCCTTCAAGGCATGGCTGAGTCTGTAATCCAGCAAAGGCAGCTTTCTGATAATCAACAAGACTTCCAGAGGGAACTTGAACAGTCTGCGGAACAGTTAAATAGGCAAGCTCAACAACAAGAAATATTAAATGGTCTTAGTAGGGAAAACTCTGAACTTTCTAGGTTAAAAGCCCAAGAGGAAATTGTCATCCAGAGGGCACTGGAACTTAACCTTGACCGTGAAAGCGATATTGTTCAAGAGGTATTAGAGGCTATCCAGAGAAAAAGGGAAGCTGTTCAAGAAACAAACAACCTTGAAAGGGCAGCAAACAGAGTTGCCGGAGCGTTTGGTGCTGTAAACAGTGCTTTGGATTCTGCTAGGTCAAGGCTTGTGGGACTTACAGCAGAGGCGGATGCACTTGCAAGCGGAATGGACAGGGCCGCCGCTCGGACTGCCAGTCAGATGGCCCAAATACGCCAAGAAATCAGTGGTATTGATGCGCCCGATTTTGTTCAAGATGCTCTTAGTGTAGGTGCAGCGGCTACTGAAAGGGCTTTAAGGGCCGGGGATGCTCAGCAAAGAAGAATTGACGATCTTACTGCTACTGGTGGTGGTGGCGGTGGTGCCGGAGGTAGCCAAAGGGATGTTCTAGGAGAAATCCAGCAAGAGATTCAACAAAGACAGGTTCTGTTAGGTCTACGCGGTGAAGAGCGTGACATAATGGAAAACGTCTTCCAGATTCAACAAAGACTTGGGGATCAGGCAGGCGAAGTTTCTGATGAAATGGTTCAAAACCTTGCCCGTCAGATGCAGGAACTCGAAGAAGCTGAACAAACTCAGCAAAGAATAGAATCTCTCGAACAACAATTGTCCCTTGAAAGGGAACTTGCAGGTGTAAATGAAGATCGTGCCCGTCTTATACAGGCTATGGGGGAACAGTATGACAACCTCAGCCAAAGCCAGGCTAATGCTCTAGAGGAACAAATAAGACAGGTGAGGGAGCTTACAGAGGCTCATGAAAGGCTTGCAGATGCCCAACAGAGAGCCGCACAGTTCGCCACAGACCTGTTCATGTCCGCTGTTCAAGGTGGTGATGAGCTTAGGGACACGCTTAGGAGAATACTCCTACAGATAGCCCGTATGCAGGCTATGGCGGCTTTCCAGAATATCTTCGGTAATCTTGGAAGCGCAGGTGGCCCTCTTTCATTCTTGTTATCCCCAAATGCAAACGGGAATGCCTTTAGTGGTGGTAGGACTATTCCCTTCGCCAGTGGTGGTGTTGTATCTTCTCCAACCATGTTCCCGATGAGGGGCAATGAAACAGGTCTTATGGGTGAGGCAGGTCCAGAAGCTATTATGCCCCTCTCTAGGGGTAAAGACGGTAAGTTGGGTGTAAGATCAGGCGATGGTTCTCGTGAGACTCAAAGTTCACCTCCAACTATTATCAACGTAATGGACCCTGAGATTGTTGGTAACTACCTTAACACCACGAAAGGTGAGAGAGTTATCATGAATGTTCTAGACAAGAATGGTGTAACCCGTGGCTAAAGTTTGGCCCTTTCTGGCACAAAAATCATCTACAGAGTCTTATTCCTGGAGAACAGATGTAAGACGTGCCTTCCAAGGTGAAATTAGGGAAAGCCTCAGAACTGCTAGGAGGTTACTTAGGTATGAACACCTTTTAACCGATGAGGATAACAATAAGGCCCAAGCACTTGTAAGGTCCAATCTTAATGGTATTTGGGAAGTCCCACTGTGGTCTGAAGTTTCCAAGGGGTCAGGGTCTATCGGAAATAATACCGTAGATTGTAACACAAATGCTGACTACGTTGAGGGTGGTAAGGTTTTTGTTATGTCTCGGACAAAAGAGTATGAGACTGTAGAAATTTCTACTGTTGGCGATGGTTCCCTGACACTTTCAAACAATCTCACCATAGAGCCTTACATGGTAACACCTGTCATACAATCCCAAATGACAGAAGCTTTCGATGGGTTGAGGGTCCAGCACAATGTGTGGGAAAGGTCAGCTTCGTTTACTTCCACTGTAGACACTGACCCTGCTGAAAACCCTTACACACAGTTTCAGGAAATACCTGTTCTTGAAGACCCACCCTCAACAGTATTTCCACTTGAAAACAGAATTTCACAGGTCAGGCAGTTTATTGATAATGGCATGGGGCCTGTTGAGATAGAACCTGTCAGGGATGACCTCGATGAGATATATGAGTTTTCTTTTGTGGACATTAAACTTGAAGACCGTTGGAAGCGTAAGAAGTTTTACCATTATCTCCGCGGAAGGGATAAACCCTTTTGGTTACCCACTTGGACAGAAGACCTAGAACTGTTAGAAGAAATACAAGACACTGACACTTCTATACAAGTCAACTCCCCCTATTATAGTGTTGAAGAGCTTGAGGGAAAGTCTATCAGAATACAATCAGATGAAACTTTTTATAGAGAGGTTTTATCTGCACAAGAAGAAAATAACATTATAACCCTTGAAATAGAGCCTCTAGGTTCTTATGTAGAGTCTGCTACTATTTCATTTATTGATAAGGTTAGGTTGGATACAGACGAAATAGACTTTCTGTTTGTCGGCCAAACCCTTCAAAGTTCTGCCCTGCTTATTGGAGTCAGAGATTGAGTTTTAATACTATTGCATCAGCTATATCAGGTAAAAGGCCCTTCTTTCTTTACAAGTTTGACAGGGACGGTGCAACATGGCAATTTACATCCAGAAACCAAGACCTGACTGTATCTGTGCCCGATGTATCGGGTGATTTATGGAAAGCAAGTGCTATAAGGCACGGAAGGATTACAGACTCCGGTAGGGCAGAAAGAAGTGACGTTGAAATTACATTTCCTGTTTCCGATGAGTTTGCCAGGCAATTCTTAACACCTAATATCAGAAAGAGAACAAGGGTCAGGATTTGGAAAGGTTTTAGTAATGACTTTTCTGATCTAGCGTTGCAGTTCACTGGCGATGTTCTTTCTTCTACACCAAGTGCCACTGAGATTGTTCTAACATGTAAGACTGAGATTGCTAGCCTAGATCACAGGGGTCTTGCTGCCGTGATTCAGAGGCCTTGCAGGCACGTTCTTTATGGCAGAGGGTGTAATCTCAATATCGAAGATTTTTTTGAAACAGGGAACCTACTGGAAATTTCTGACAATGGGCTGGTAGTTGCCGTAGACATTGCTCAACAACAACCTGACGGTTTTTACACTGGCGGAGAATTTAGGTGGAATGATATCTCTGTGATGATAACTGCGCACATAGAAAGTGCTCTATCTTTACATGCCAGAGTTCCCGGACTTGTAGACGAATTTGACCCCGAAGACCCTGAAGACTTCCCTGTTGAGATAGCCCCAGGTTGCCCAAGAACTCTCACCGCTTGCAGGGACAGATTTAACAACCTTAATAATTTTGGCGGCTTTCCTTACATACTAGATAATCCATTTGAAACAGGTGTAGACTAATGTGGTCTATTATTGGAAGACTTGTCCTATCTTTTTTACTTTCTGTCGCAGCGGCTCTACTTAACAGACCCCCTGAGCAAGAGAGTGCAGAGAGAGAAACACCTGACTTCCCCCGAGTTACCGAAGGGGATAAATTAGGTAAGGTATTTGGCACTGTCAATGTTGAAAACCCTCAAGTTGCTTGGTGGGGCGATGTAAGAGTAAACCCTATCGTAGAAAAGGGTCCGAGAAGGTATGGTATTGCTGGGCCTAGGAGCAGGACAACTGTAGGGTATCGTTATCGTGTAGGTATGCACCTTATCCTTTCTCTAGGCCCGGTTGACAGACTTAAGGCTATTTTTTCTGGTGAGAAGAGAGCTTTCCTTGGTAATGTTGGTAACGAAACTATTCGTATTAACAGAGAAAATTTACATGGCGGAGAAAGGCGTGGCGGTGGTATCAGGGGTAACTTCACCGTTGCACTGGGTGGCCCTGACCAACAACCAAGCCCATACCTTGAAGCAAGAAGTCAACTTGATAACCCTCAGCCGGCATACAGGGGGGTAACTGCACTTATCGCGGAACAACCTTATGTAGGCACTCAGGCAACACCACAAAGGTTTTCCGCCAGATTAGAGCGCATACGTTCTGTTGACCCTGATTACAACAATGGTGAACAGTGGTATCCCGACAAAGCACCTATTTTCCAGAGGACAGTAAACGAACCCCTTTCTGTTATGATTTCATTGGACGTATCCGGTTCAATGGATGGACAAAGAATTGAAACTGCTAAAGGTGCAATTACGGGTTACCTTGAAAATCTAAGAAGTGTTGCCTCTGAGGAAAGAGTTGATATAAGAATTGTTGCTTGGTCAGCAGAAGCTCAAAATACTACTACCAGTAGAAGAGTAGATAATAGCGATATTGACTCCCTGATAAGTTTTGTAGATAGTCTGTCGGTTGGAGGGGGGACAAATTTTGCTGCTGCTTTTGATGGTGCAGAAAGTTTCTTTGAGAGTTCTTCTTCTAGCTCTCAGTTTCTGTTATATTTTATCACAGACGGTTTACCTGTGCCTGCTTCAACAGCAGATGATGCAGAAGTAATTGCCGGGGAACTAGATAGTCTGGGTGTAAATATATATGGCATTAACATTGAACTTTCTGATACCAGTGAGACTGAAAGGGTTGATAACACCCCTTGGGACGGTGTTCCTGTAGTAAGGGCTGACCAAGATGGACCTCTTTCAGATTCTCTTGTTGGCCCTGTTGCTGAGTTTGACCTTAACCCCGCCCATATAATTAGGGAAGTCCTTATTAGCCCCGATACAGGTGGTTCAGGGGACAGTTCCAGGATAAACGATGAGAGTTTTGAAGCCGCAGCAGACAGGCTCTATGATGAAGCTTTTGGACTATCACTACTTTGGGATGGTGACCAGTCTAGGGGAGACTTTATATCTCTTGTGGAAAACCACATTGATGCCAGAGTTTCACAAAACAGAAGAACTGGGCTGTGGGAGATAGACCTTATCAGGAATGACTATGACGAGGAAGAGTTATTTGAAGTTGACCGTGGCAATGTAATTGAATGGACAAATGTTAACAGACCAGAAAACCACACCCTCCAAAATCAGGTTATTGTAAAATACAACAAACCGGAGGTAGGTGAACAAGGTTCTATTACAGCCACAAACGGTGCATCTTTAAGGTTCATGGACCCACCCATGATTATCCTCGAAGAGAGGACATACGAGGGTATTCAGAAAAGTTCATTAGCCTCCCGCGTAGCAGCTAGGGACTTGCTAGCCGTAAGTTCTCCCCTACTCAGGGCTACTGCTACTATGACTTGGCTACCTACGGAACTAAATAGGGGTTCACCTGTAATACTGAATGACCAAAAGGTTGGTATTGATAATGTAATTGCCCGGATAACAGAAATAAGGGATGGAGATGGCAGAGACAATTCTATAGAAGTTGACTTTGTAGAGGATAGGTTCTCTATCGGAACTGAGGGCGAGATTGCCATTGGAGAGTTCCGTCCGCCAGTAATTATTGCTGAACCCGGTGATCCTAGACTTGTAGAGGAAGCCCCTTATTGGGCACTAGGGGAAGAGACGGGTTTTTCACAGATCAATGAAACCCTCTCTGATGAACCCGACTTTGGGATTTTACATGTGGCTTTTGGTAATCCCAATGGTCATGTAATTGATGGGGATGTTAGATTCGATGACGGGGACGGTTTTGAAGATGGTGGTGTTGTAGACGCCCTACCAACCTTTACCTTGTTGTCCAGAATGTCAAGGATTGCAAGCCAAACAACTGTCATTGTAGAAACTCAAGATAGTGTAGAAGATATACCCCCAAATACATTGGCAATTATTGACAACGAAATTGTAGAAATTCAGAGTATTGAAGAAGGTGGTTCTTGGGATGAAAGCAGCTATTGGAGACCTGTAAAAGAACCTCAAGGACAAGTCTTCACACTAGAGCTTACAAGAGGTTGTCTTGATACTGTTCCTGATTGGCATCACGCACAAGATAAAATACTACCTTGGGGTATAAGCTCACTTATATCAGACGACTTTTCCTCCGGCGATAGTGTTGATGTAAAGATACTTACCTCTACCTCAAGAGAGCAACTCTCTGAGGGTGAAGCCCCCACAGACACGGTTATCTTCAATAGCCGAGCAATCAGCCCTTATCCAGTGGGTTCTGTCCAATCCAATAGGACGTTTATATCCCCAAACTATGACCCCAACGAAGATTACCTTGTAACCTGGTCACATCGCAACAGGCTGAACCAGCGTGATGAGGTCGTGGGCCATGTTGTGGGGGAAAACGTTCTTTTAGATTCCTCTCGCGTCCCTGACGGATACGAAATCAGTAACGACAACAAAACAGTGGTCAATGTTACTGGTGGGTCAGACTATCGCAGGTGGGTTCCCGTTAATCGTGTTATAGAGGCTGGTGACGAGACGATCTACTATTGGGAAATTAATGTTCAAGCCACTCAAACAGGAGACTTAAA